TATATACTGAAGTTATACTCATTTAATTTTATACTGTACTCCACTAACGAGATTACCTTTATTAACAAGTGTTTTATCTCCTTTTTTATGTTGTAGAGTAAAGGGATGATTTTTTGGTCCAATATTACTATTTATGGTTTTCTGTACTAATCTTACCAAATGAACACCTATATAGTTTAGAGCTTTTCTACTATCGTAATTACCCATAGATTTATCTACTGCAGTAGATACTATAAAATGAATATCTGATAGTTTTTCTAAGCTTTTTCTTAAAGGTGCTCTTTCTGGAATATGTAATACAGTAGTAGATTTTTTTAGATAATAACCAGAAGCTGCCATCCAATTTCTTAGCTGTTCAGATACTGGTATAGTAGCACCATATTCCTGTGATCTTGCAATCATTGCTAAGTGTGAATTATCTTCTGCAAACCATCCAACTTCTATTCTTTTAGAGGTTAATTCTTTTAGTGATTTTTCAAGATCTGGAATTTTATTAATATCTACTATACTCATTTGTATTTATCTGGCCAATCTAATTGTATACCTTCATAAGCATTTACTACCTCAAATTGTGCATAAGTAGTAGTTGGTAAACCATGAGTAACTCTTTTAACTGTATTATATCCAGCAAGATTTAAATAGTATTTTGCTTTTTCTTTATAACTAATAGCAGAAGAATCAATACCAGTATTATTAGTATTTGAATTTGCTATACTAACATCTGCTACAGAAGCATTGGAATATTGATTAGAGGAATTATCTACATTTTTTACTAACCATAAAAATTCTGCTGCTATAGCATAAATTTCTGCTCTTACAATTAAATCTTCTATTTGGGTTAATGCAACATTATTTTTTGCTTTGATTGAATTATAATATACTTCTCCTATATACTGTGTAATCCAATATTCTGCATCTATAGATGCAGTACGGAGATTTTCAATCATTTCCAAATTAGATGAGTAGTTATAAGATGAGTAATCCTGTAATAATTTTGTAACTTTAGATAGTATCGATGTATAAAGCATTAGTTATACCTTATAGATAGAGTAGCATGTATATTTCAACATGCTACTCTTTATTGTTATTATGTTTCTGCAGCAGACTGACAAGTTAGAACTGCTACTGAATCAGGTCTTACAACTTTTGCACCAAAGATATGTAAACCTCGTACTATATCTGCAAAAGCAGTTCCATGACGTAGAGCTTCTATAGATATTAATTGATCAGCATAAGTAATAGATTCTGAATATCCAGCAACTGCTTTATATACTCCAGTATATGCTACAGGTTGATAGCAGTTATTAGAAGTATAAATTTCAAAACCCATAGATCTACCTACACGACCATTTTCAAAAGTAGTAGTATCTAATATAGTTAGAACTTTAGAAAGAACTAATTTCTGATGTAGAAAAGGAGGAATTACAAGCCAACGTCCTTCAGAAGGAACATTTGCTTCATCCATTCTCTGTGCCATTAGACCAATATATTCTACTACATTATCAGAATTAATTCCAATAGGTGCAGCTACTGTGCCAAGACCTGTTACTATCATACCAGTGGATGTAGCACAAAGATCAGCAATATATGAATCTGCTGTATTTCGAATATTATAAGCAGCTTCATTCATTGCAGGTATCATAATTTTTGGTAATTGTTGTGCTTTATCTACATCATCTACAAGAAAAGCAAAAAAGTTAGCTTGATCTATAAGTAATTGTCTTGTATTATCTGTTAATACCTCTGGTGTTACAGTAGTACTATTTTTAGTATAAGGAGCAACAGTTATTGCATCTATACCATTTATTCTAACAGAATCGCCATATCCTGTAATTTCTCCTTCATAATTTCTATTACATACGTTTGCAAAAACTAAAGATTTATGTAGTGTTTCAAGAAAACGTGCTGACCACAAATCTGGGATAAAATTGTTTAGACTCATAATATTTTTTCTCCAATTATTGTTTTAGAAGATGATCTAATAAACCATCATCTTGTGCTTTTACTATTTCAGAAGGTGTCATTTTTTTAAGATCTTCTTTTGTTAATCTATTACTATTTTTTCCTGTTTTATTTGTCTGATTTCCAGAAAGTAAAGAATCTACCCATAGATTAGAATTTAACGGATCATTTCTAAGAGCAGTTACAGCATCTTGTAATGGTAGAACATTATCTCCTTTTTTTGCTACAACGGTATGAGTACCGTTTGTAGTTACGAGATCAAAATCATATTGAGATTTTAATAGATTAAAAACTTGAGTAGGATTATACATATCATTATATTTACCAAGTTCTTGATATAATGAATTTTCAATCTTCTCTTTTTTAATCTGAGATCTATATGAATCTAATTCAGCTTTAGCTGCCTTAAGTTCATTAAGTTCTTTTTCATTCTCATATTTACGAAGTTGTGCTTCTGTCATAGATGCTTTAATTGCTTCTTCTTTTTCCAATTGTAATGCTTGTAGTTGCTCTTTCAGTGTTTGGTTCTCCAGCTGGAAAGAACCAACCTTTCTTGCAACTTCTGCATTTGCTTTGGAATTAAAAGCTTCTTGTACCTGTTTTGGTACAGTAAATTCTTGATCCTTATACTTAATAGTTACTAATTCTTCTTGAGTAGTAGTTTCAATATGTTCATCAGCCATTTAAAAATTCTCCTTTTTTATCCTTTTGGATATCTCCAGTTTTTCGTCATAGTGGACGAATTTATCTATATTATCGCAATAGATTAGCGGTGGTATATTTATAAATTATATATAAAATATTACATATAAATTAAGTAATAATTTATAGAAATTTATTCCTGTATAGTAGTAACTGTTGTTGCTTCCTGTATTTCTGTAGAATCTATATCTTTATAAATAGTATCTAATGTATTATCATCTATTTTATCTGCTAAAGTTAATTTAGATCTAACTTTTGCTGTTTCTTTTCTTAGATTCTCGTATGGGTAAATTTTGAATAATTCGTCGAGGTCCGTTTTAATTTCAGTAATATTTTCTTCAGTAAATTTTGTATCATAGATAATCTTAGGATCTATATCTTCTTGATCATATTTTGCACAGATCTTATAGATACTATTTTCTATAAATTGAAGATTTATTGCAATATTATGTAAGATATTTTGTGTTTTTAATGCAAATTCTACTGTTTTCATTTTACCAGAATCATATTGTACTGCTTCTGATTCTGGATCCTTAAATCCAAGTTGATGATAAATAGATTTTTCTTGTCTTTTAATTTCTGTAATATATGGTTCTATTTCATCTAAACCAGATTTAATAAACTGTGGTGTTATAGAAGAATCTGCTTGAAATTCTATAATAGCAACTGAGCCATAAGATCCTACTAAAGCATCAGGTGCTTTTCCTGGATATACTAATAATTGAAATGTTCCATTAAATAATGAACAATCTATCATGGATCCTACATTATAAATCTTTTTAGAAGATAATGCAATATTTTGAAAGGGGCTGGATTGAAGAGAATCATTATCTAAGTTATTAAATCCAGATAATACTATTGGGACAATTCCAAGATTATGATCTACTGTATCTACTCTAACAGTATATTCTTTATCTGTTCCATTCATTACTTTAGTAAACGAAATAGCCTGTGTTTTAGTCCATAGAGTATATGTTACTATTTCTGTTTCTTCTTTCATTGGATCAGAATTATCTATATATGTATTATCTAATAATATCCAAAGTAATTCACCTTTAGTATCTATAGAAAAATCTCTAATCTCATTATATTTATATACTACTGCATAAGGATTAAGATTATATAATATTCTTTCTGCTCTTGTAAGCGGAGAAGATAATTTAGGACTATCTATTAGAATAGCTACTGGATATAGCTGTGATTGTAATGCTATATTTAGCATAAAAAGATCTATACCTTTACCTTTATAGATATCTTTTTCAACATAACTTAAAAATTCTGGTACATTAGATCTATCAGGTGGTTGCTTATATACTGCTCCAATGATAATATTTAATAAGGGTTCTACATGATTAGAATAAGAAGCTAATTCACATCTAAAGTTATAAACAGCTTGTGGTTCTAATTCTGTATTATTTTTTATTAAATATTTAGATGGATTATAAGCAGAACCACCAATATATGAATCTCGAGTTAGATTATATAACTCTTCGTTTTTTTTAAGCATTTGATTTCTTCTTTCAAATAATACTTTATATTTAGGATCTGCCATATATTTCTCCATTAATAGTTTCTGCTGGCCAATATATATTATTTTTTACAATACCACCCCAAGGATCTATTACTGGTTTTTTCCTTTGTTCTGCAGTATATGCTTCCGGTTTAAATCCAAATAGATGATCATGAATTGCATATCTCATTGCATCCATTAAGTGGTCATTTGCTTTTATGGGAATTTCAGAATAGTTACCATTCTTATCCTTTCTATAAGCATATGATTCTATTTCATTCTTTAGATTAAGTGAATTTCTAAGAATATGTAGTGTATAATTTCTTACTGAGTTAATACCTTCCTCTACTGAGTTAACTCCTTTTTTAGATTTTCTAATATTTCTCCATCCTGCAGAAAATATTTCTTCTATTGCTTCAGGTCTTGCACAATCTGCATAAATAAAAGCTTTTTTTGGTACAATAAGAGATAATTCTTTAATAAGATTAGATATTGTTAATTCTGTTTTATATAATTTTTCTTCAATATAAAGTTTACCATCGCATATAGATATTTGAACTAAACCGGTATGTTGTGAAAAACCAAAATCTAATCCATAAAATATTTCATCCGGTATAAAAGGTAGCTTATCTACTACTGTCCAATTTGTATAAATTAATCCTTCTGTAGAAACCCATTCTCCTAAATAATCTGTCTGATATTTTATAGGATTATAATCTTTAAAACCTTTTAAAAAATCTATGTAATCTTGGGATATCCAAGGATTATCTTCTGTTCTACTAAATATAACTTCTGATCCTTCTACAGGATCTTCAATATATCTTTTATAACACCAACATCCTTTATTTGTAGGATTAAGTGTTAGTATAGCTTGTTTATATAAACCTTTACCACCACGAAGATTACCCATTGCTGTTAATACCCAATCTTCTTTTAATTCGTTTGCTTCTTCTACATGAAGAAAATCTGCATCAGTAATGGATTTTACTTTGGTAACTTCGCTATCATCTGATATAGAAATAAAGATAAAAGATGAACCACCTGGTAAAGATAAAATATTATCATTTTTATTATAGGTATAAGGTACTTCAAAAAGTTCTAATCTATTGATTAGTGTATCTATACATGTTCTTTTTAATGCAGGTCCTGATGTGCGTAAAACAAGAGTCTTTGTAGGTCTATTTATAGATCCATGTTTTAAAGACTGATATATTAGTTTATCTGCTACACTATAACTTTTTCCAGATCCTCTACTACCATAAAAGAGTAGTTCTCTTGCTATACTCTGAAAAAAATGTGAATGATTAGGATTAAAATACTTTCTTGGATCTAAAGTCATTATTCTTTATCTGAAGTAGTTTTAATAGAATCAAATTCTGGAACAGAAAGTATATATACTCCTCTTTCACCCTTTACATCTAAATCTATTTTAGATGATTCAGTAGGTTTACCATATAATCTATCTTGAAAAGCAAGAATTGCTTTATAATCCTTATTTTCATATGCTTCAAGAATAAGTAATTCTCTCATAGTTAATTTACTTTTATCTACTTTAGATATATCAGAATCAGTAAGAGCTTCTACTGCTGCAATTGCTCTTAATAAGGATGCATAAGATTCTTCTCTTGCTATCTTTACATCTTCTGGAACTTTTTTTCTACAAGCTAATTTATTTCCAGGTTTGAAAGTTCCTGCATGATGTGTTCCTGGTTTTGGACCTCTTGTTCCCATACTATCCTACTCGCAAACGAATTTATTTTACTGAATTTATTTTACTGTAATAATATTGTAATATTTTTAACTCTTGTTCTTTTCTTAATATAGATCTTTTTTGTGTTCTATCATTTTTATATCTTTTAGTATTTCCTTCTGAAGTTAATACTCTAATATTCTTTTTTGCTTTTCTTCGTTGTTCTCTATTCATTATGTTACTCTTTATTTTTTCTTACTCTTTTTAGGTGCATGCTTTACTATTTTTGACCAATCTTCACTAAATATCCATTTCATAGATTCTGGTGCATTCTTCTTACTACTGTATTTATTTCTTAACATTTGAACTACCTCTGCCTAAAGGCAGAGGATTCTTCTTTCAACGAGGTTGCTTGTGCCAAACACTCTCCAGAAGCGTTAATTCCCGTAGTTCCTACGGTACTAATTTCTAATTTTTCTTTAGCAAAATTCATAAGGTTAATTCCAGCGTTCTGATCTCTATGATGATGAGTCCCACAAATAGGGCAATCCCATTCACGATCAGAAAGAGTAAGCTCAACATTCTTGTATCCACAAACATTACACATCTTTGAAGAAGCATAATATTTGTCAGCAAACACAAGGTGCTTACCGTACCAGTCACACTTATACTCTAACATACTCGTAAATGAACCCCAAGCATTATCAAGAGTAGATTTAGCAAGATTTAAACATTGACCCATTGCTTGCATGTTAAGAGTTTCAATTCCGATTACATCATAAGTTTCTATCAGATAAGTGGACAGTTTTTGATGAAAATCCTTTCTTGAATTTACTATCTTCTCATGCACTTTAGCAACTTTAATTCTTTGCTTGTTTCTATTATTTGAACCTTTAACTTTTCTTGATAATCTTCTTTGCTCTTTTGCTAACTTCTTTTCATACTTTCTATAGAATCTTGGATACCCAGATACTTTGTTTTCGTTATCTGTGAAAAGATTCTTTGAATCGTAGTCTAAACCAATGCACCTCGACTGAGAAGAAACTTGATGAATTTTAGTTTCAATTTTTTCTTCTACCAAGATGCACGCAAAATATTTTCCAGTAGAAGTCTTTTCTACTGTTACGTTTTTAATTATGCCGTTGAATGTTCTATCATCTGAATACCTCAACCATTTTAATTTAGGTAATTTTAATCTCTTATTTTCAAAAACGATATCAATATTATTATTAACATTTATTGTTCTAAATGATTGTCTTGTTTCTTTCTTTGATTTGAATTTAGGATAAGAAACTTTTCTACCTTTTCTCTTCCCGGATATAGAATCAAAGAAGTTTTTATAAGCAGTTTCCAGATCAACCCTTGCCTGTTGAACTGCGATTGAGTCAACTTCTGAAAGCCATTCAAAATCCTGTTTATATTGTTTTTCAGTAGTGTACTTATATGCCTTTAACGCAACTTTATCATCTTTTAACCTTTCATAAGTTTCTTTTCTTTCAGCAAGCATATGATTGAATACAAAACGAGTACAACCAAAAGTCTTATTCAAAAGAACTTCTTGGGTATTATTAGGGTATATCCTAAATTTATATGTTTTGTAAATCGTTTTCATATTATATTAGTAATTTTATTTACAATAACCTCTTTAAAATATATAGTATATTTTTACAAAAGTCAAGAAAAAGTTACAAAAATTACTTTTATTTAGCCAAATTCATCCCTCCCCTAAAGGGAAGGGTCTTCTTTGGCAAGAGGATAAATACAATTAGTATTGCATTTACAATATTTCATTTTTCCTCCTCTCTGTCATAAACTTCTAATGTAACACTATCTCCTGTCCATTGACCAGTAGCAGTGGATACTCTTGCATTAAATTGATATATTCCTGCTTGATCAAAATCTCCATCTATAGTAGTATATACTATACTATGTGTTCCAGATAATGCTCCTGACCATGTTTCTTCTGTTTCATCTGGTTTAATTACTAAAATTTCAAAGGTTGTACCTGATGTTATAGTATTAACACAATCTATAGTTAATACATGATTATAATCGTCTTTATAGATTTTGCTCATTATATACTAATCCTCTTGTAGAATTAACTCTGAATTTAAAGATATAGTAGAATCTATTTCTGAATTTAAAGATATAGTAGAATCTATTTCAGATGTTAAAGAATACGTCATAAGAATGGTAGATGTTAGTGTAATACTACCATATAGTAAAGCCTGTATTCTACTAATAAATCCTTTAGTAATAATTTTAGTAGATGCAAAACCTTTGGTTATAATCATACGGGCGTCCTTGTTGTATAATTCCCATCATCATCTACTGTTAAATCGAAACGCATTACTTCTGTTACACCGTCTGCTCTATAAATTATTAATTGGTTATTAATTATATCCCATTTACCTGTACATTCGTAATACAATGTAGATATCTGACTAACTAACGTATCTATATTAGAATCTACAGTAGATAATGCAGATGAAGTTGCTAATCCTGATTGTACAGAAGTAATAGCTGCAGAGGATAAACTATAACCTGTTTTATCAGTTATGGTTGTTACTGATCCAACTGCTCCTGTTACACTACCAACAGCACCAACTACGCTTGCAACACTACCAGCTACATTACCGGTAACTGAAGCTACACTACCACTTACGTTACCAGCTACGCTACCAACAGCACCAACTACAGAACCAACACTACCATTAACATTCCCAGAAACATTACCAATTAGAGTATAGGTTTGTTCAGAAGCTAAACTATATCCTGTCTTATCATTTACTGCGGTAACAGAACCAACACTGCCAGTAATATTACCACTGACATTACCAATATGAGTAAAGGTTTGAGTAGCACTGAGAGAATAATTTGTTTTGTCATTATTTGTTCCTACTGTTACAGTTAATGTTGAAGAAGAATCCAGTGTATCAGTTGTTCCTGATGCTGCTACTGATCCAATAAAGGTCATATCACCTTTTCTTCTACAGCGGAAACTGCTTCATTTACTGCTTTTATATTTACAGCATCACCAAAATTATGTGTAATTTTTCCATCAGCATATTTGGTTCTGTATGTTGGAAATTCTCCTATTTCGCACCATTTGCTATTAACCTTGTCATACCACATATATCTTATATCAGGAATAGCATCTATAATTTCTTGACGTAGAGTTTTTACATCCTTGTCTTTAAATTCTATTGCTTCTGCTGTAGCTATCCCTACAGGTTCACCGTCTTCTCTCTGACCTAAAATACCACCTGTGGTTTTATCTATTATTAGTTGGCCATCTTTCTCCGTTGCTCACCTTGCGGGGCATGGCCGTCTGCCGAAGCAGAGCGGTCCATTTATCTTATTTTTGGTATAATATATATTAATAAATAAGAAAGAATTAAATCTTTTTAAGTATATTTTTCACATAAATATTAATTAGGTTTTATAAAATTTTCTTGTAATTGAAAACCATATTTTATAGATCTTTCTTTTAATAGTTTTCTATCATGTTCTAAATTTTCTTTATTATATGCTATAGTATATACTTCATCATATTCAACTGGGTAATTACAAGTGAAAGGATGTTCATGAAATACTTTTGATTCTTCGCACCAAATATATTTATTTAACAATCTGCATCTTTCTGTTATTTCATTGTCTATACCACAGTGTTTATAATCTTCTAATCCATCCCAAAGACTATCTAAAAGTGTTCTGTGTATAAGAAAATGTGTAGCAAATTCTCCATGCCAGTACATATCATTTAAACCAATAAGACCTATTTTATCTGTAAAATTAACTAACATTTTCATTACTGCTAAAAATAAAAAATCTTTCTGTGGTATTGTATCATTTCCTAAAAATAGGATATAGTCTCCTTTGCTTTTATCAATACCTTTTCTTAAAGTTTTAGCAACACCTTGACGATTTTTAAAAGAATCGTGTTCCACAATTATTTCATAATTTGTATAATTTGCATGTTCTCGTATTGCTGAGATACATCTGCGTAGTTTATCTTCTCGACCGAGTGTTGGTATAACTATGGATACTTTAGGAAACTCTATCATCCATTTATACCAGATACTATCGCACGTATTAACAACACCTAATTCTTCATCTACTGCTTTTTTAACATCTGGCCAAGCATCACAATAATCGTGACCACAAAGTAAAATACGTGCTTTATTTTTCCAAGCTTGTATATCTGACTTTACACCTTCGTATGTATGTTCACCATCTATAAAGATCATATCAAAAGAATTATCCATATATTCTAATGACGCATGTAAACTATCTTGTTTATTTATTTGTAGATTAGTGAAGTTTTTCATATTTTTTAAAAAGGCAGGATATACTAAATCTTTCTTAGCTTCTTGATGTCGATCATCTTCGTTTTTAGATCCTAAAAAGTGATCAATTGCAGTTACAACTCCTTTACATCCTGAACACAATGCGTGTGTGCTTCTACCTTTCCAACTACCTATTTCTGCAATATAGTTAAAATATTTAGAGTAATTATATAAAAATTGTAATTCTGAAAAAGACATCCATCCTTCTATATTATTATCTGGATATTCAAAATAGTATTTAGTATCTCTTAAATATGTAGTATTTCTTGGTTGATATTCTAATGCTTTTAAAATATGTTCTTGTGCTTTATTTATATTACCAAGCCATCCATAAGACCAATAGGCTAATTCATGTGGTATATTTTCATAGTGTTCTCGTTGATTTGCATAAAAACTACCCCATGGAATTTCCATAGCAGCTTTTGCTACACATAAGCATTTCTGTGGTTGGTTTAAAGATCTATAAACAGATCCTAATCTAAGAAGAGCTTCGTTTCTAAGAGGTTCATGATTCCATCCTTTCCAGTACCAATAAATTTGAGAATCTATATCTCCTAATTTACCATAACAATCTCCAATAAAGATCATAGATTGAGCTGCTTCAGTATTCCATTTATTCATGGAAACATGACGAGTTAATTCTTTAATGGCACTTTTTGGTCTACCTGTCCATAATAATTCACGACCAAGATAATGGGAATTTCTATCATTATCTGGATTTAAAAAACAATCCAAAGCAAGACCTTTTAAGTAGTTACCTCTGGGTGTTTCTGGATTCTGCCAATGCTCAAGAGTTATAATATTATTATCTACTCTTTTAGTAGATACAAAAGAAATACCAGGAAGTGGTTGTAATACCTCATGTACTATTCCTTTCCAGTATAATTTTTTTCTATTATAGAATTTACTTTGATCAAATTGTATTGCTGGTTTTCCAAAGGGTGTATGTGAGAAAATAAAATTATAAACAAATTGCTCTACACCGGAGTCTATCATATTACAAATAGTAGATATATCTAAATAAGAATATACTTCATCACAGTCTTGATTTGAAATCATATCATTAGATGCAAGAGAAGCAGCATAATTTCTTGCATCTGCAAAAGCAAATAAAGAATCACCTGATGAAACAATAGGAGATTCATCCATACAAAATTTTGAGTTGATTTCATGAACTTGTAAATCTGATAAATATATACGAAATTTATCTCCTACTGTATCTACGATACAATTATAGTCTTTAGCTATTTTAACAGTATTATCAGTAGATCCTGTATCTACTATAATAATTTCACCGCCCTTATCTCTATAATTTTTTAGAGATTCTAACATTCTTGGTAAAGTTTTTTCTTCATTTTTTGCTATTAAAACAATAGAAAAATTCATACTATATCTATACCTCTTTGTATTTTTTATATAGTTTTCTTTGTATATTCTGTATTCTACAGTATACTGCGCAGGAAGAAACATGATCTTCTTGTGCTATATCTATTTGTCTATAACCTTGAATTAATCTATTAATAGTAGATTGTTCTATAAGAGTTAATGCAGAATCCTTACAGATATCTTCAATTTGTATAATTGTACAAATTAAATCTTCGTGTTCTGGAAGATAAAGGAGTATATTCTGTAAATAATTACATTCTTTTTCATATAGTTTTTGATCTCGTGTGCATTTGTATTTTTGATTATGACATTTCCATTTTAATTGAATAACATAATAATGCCAGAAATCTTTACCAGAAAAAAGAGATGAATCAAAAATATCTGCTACCTCACATAATAAAAGTAATGCTTCTTGTATCCAATCTTCTTTCTCGTATTGAACCCTTAATTGTGATAACTTTCTATATAAATTAGTAGCATAATCTGTAGTTTTAAGAATTAATTCTGGTGTTACTTCTTGCATAATAGTTTCTTCTAATAGTAAAATATTATGTAGTATTTTTTTGATGATAATACTGCATTTTTTCTTTAGCTTTCTGTATATACAAATATACAGAAGATTGCTTATAGGTATCTTTTTCTATAATCTCTTCTATAGAATACCCTAAGAGTAATAAATCTATATATTTTTTTTCTCTATTAGTTAAATTAGAATTTAGTAATACTTCTTCAAGATATATTTTATCTTCTTCTTTTTCTATGCATTCTAATGATTCTATAAAAGGTAATATTTCTTCCGATTGTGCTACTATATTTAATTTATGTTTATGGTTAGATAACCTATTGGATATACTCTGATGTAATCTATGTATAATATACTTTCGAAAGTTATTAGAATACTGGGGATATCTTTCTTCATTAAATCTTTGCGATTCTATACATAAAAGTAATAGTGCTTCTTGTATCCAATCTTCTTTCTCGTACATATATCTCATATGTAAGTGTTTATACCATAATTTAGCTGCATAACTTGCTACAAATTCTATTTCATCTTTTATTAGTTCCATATTTTCTCTTTACTTTGAACTACCAGCCCCTAAAGGAGCTGGATTCTCACTTCATTGACAACTACTTTCAACCGAAATTGAAAGATTTACATTATCTCCATGAGCGTTAATTTCGGTAGTTCCTACCGTATTTACTGCTAAATTCATTAAGTTAATACCAGCATTAACATCTCTATGGTGATGAGCTTTACAAATAGGGCAATCCCATTCTCTATCACTCAATGTTAATTCTGTATTTTTGTAACCACAGTTAGAACAAGTTTTTGTACTGGCGTACCATTTATCAGCAAATACTAAATGCTTCCCATACCAGTCACACTTGTATTCTAACATATTTACAAAAGAACCCCAAGCATTATCAAGAGTAGATTTACCAAGATTTAAACATTGACTCATAGCTTGCATATTTAAAGTTTCAATTCCGATAATATCATATTCCTTAACTAACTTAGTTGAAAGTTTTTGTTGAAAATCCTTTCTTGAATTAGATATTTTTTCATGAACTCTGGCAACTTTGATTCTTTGCTTATTCCTTCTATTACTTCCTTTCTCTTTTCTTGATAAGATTCTTTGTTCTTTAGTTAATTTCTTTTCATACAATCTATAGAATTTCGGATAACCAGAAATTTGATTTTCATTACTGGTGAACAAATTCTTAGAATCATAGTCTAAACCTACAGGTTTTGAATTATAATTAACTTGATGAATTTTTGTGTCTATATATTCTTCAACAAGAATACAAGCAAAGTATTTACCTGTTGGAGTTTTCTCTACTGTTACGTTTTTTATAATTCCTTCAAATGTTCTATCATCTGAATATTTTACCCATTTCAGTTTCGGTAATTTTAGTCTTTTATTTTCAAATACAATATCGATATTATTATTCACATTAACTGTTCTGTAGGTATGCTTATTTGTTTTCTTACTTTTGAATTTGGGGAAACCTATCCTTTTACCCTTCCTTTTACCAGAAATAGACTTAAAAAAGTTTCTATATGCCATCTCTAAATCTACTCTTGATTGTTGAAGAGCAACACTATCCACTTCTTTAAGCCATTCAAATTCCTGTTTGTACTCTTTCTCTGTTGTATATTTATGAGAATATAATTTTTCTTTATCATCTTTTAAATTAAAATATACCTCTTGTCTTTCAGCAAGCATTTTATTGTAAACAAAGCGAGTACACCCAAAAGTCTTATGTAAAAGAATCTCTTGCTCTTTATTTGGATACAAACGAAATTTATATGTTTTTAATATATGTCTCATTTCTTTTATTAGTAATTTTATACCGAATAAGTTATTTAAAATATAATGATAATTAGTAAAAAGTCAAGTCAAAAAGTTACATTTTTTAGCCCCTTGTATCCACGCCCTGAAGAGACGTGGTTTTACGGGGCTGGTGATAAATAATAAAATTTTATATTATAAAGTATATAAAAAATCAATTTTTTTCTTATTTTTATAAAAAAAATTAAAAACATCCATAAAAATATAAAATATATTCTATAATTAGAAATGTATAAAATAAGTCGGAGGACAATAATCTCAAGGAGAATATATAATGTTACAAGAAGGTATATTATTAAGTATGATAAGATCAGCAGTTGATAGTCATGATGAACAAGAAATTAAAAAAAGAAAAAAATTAGTTATAGAAATATTAGAAAAAGAGATGATAGAAAAATATTCTAATAGCTATTCTGAAAAACAATTAAAAAGAGAAATAAAAGATATGAAAAGAAAAATGAATATAGAGATAGATAAATATATAGAAAAACAAATTCAGATAAGGGATTATATGGAAGAATATTTTAAAAAAAATGTTTTAAGTTAAAGATTTTTTTAAAAATAGTAAGAGGAAATGAATGAAAAGATATAATTAAATGAAAACGTGGGACTATTAAAACTCATCCCTTTAATAGTTTCATGAAACTCAACAAGGCGATAGGTAAGGGCGGGATGAAACCAGAAATGGTTGCTCTTATCTACCGCCTATTTTTTTAGGAGTTAAAATTATGGGAAAAACAGAAAAACAACACAGTGAGCAACTAATACCCTTCTTATTAGAAGAGAATAGTGATGGTTACCCTGTAATAGCATTTAGTCCAACATTAGCTTATATTATTGGAAATACTGAAGCGTCATTAGCTTTACAATCAATCTTCTATAGCTGGCAGAAGCAATTTGGTGGTCATAAAGAATTTACTAAATTTAAAAGATCAATAACCAGTGAAGAAAAACATCGCGATGTTGCTGAGGATAGTTCAAGGACATTAAAAACGTTCTGTGAAGAGTTTTGCTGGAAGAAAGATAAAGCTAAAAGAATTCTTAATCTTATCTCCTGTAAGAAAGGTGAAGAATATAAACATCCAATGCCTTTCGTTTCATATTTCAATACACGCTATGGTATGATGTGGGATGTTAATAAAGAATTCGCACAGCAATTTATCAATGAGGTTTATAAACAAGGTAATGATATTCCTGAAAGATTAGACCGTGATGTTATATTAAAAATTGCTAAAGAAATAAGAACTAAATTATATCCCCAGCAAACGGAAAATACGATTCATAACGCGGAAAACGAGAATCAGGAATGGCAAAAAGCCATTTATGAATCGCGAAAATCGATTCCAGAATGCGGAAAAACAGAATCAGACATGGCGAAAACCGGATATGATATTGAGGATATAGAGGCTATAGAGGCTTGTGGAGGAATATTGAGTACTGTTGAGGTAGGTGCTAAATGCACCTATTTAGAAAATAATTCTTCTTCAACTCCTTCTAAAGAAAAAGAAAAGAATTCACTTAGTACTTCTTCGCCTACGGCGAATAAACACTTATCGCTTGTTTCTTCGCCACCTGCTACCGACACCAAACCAAAACCAGTAATTCAACCAGAAACTGATTACTGTAGTTTTTGTGGATCACCACTAAATGCATATTCCAGTGTCTGCCCTCAATGTAAACGGAGCGTAATTGAAAATTATCACCATCCCCGTAAAACCACGCCCTTCAGGGCGTGGATATAAGGGGCTAAAAAACTATGATTTTAATCCATATTTTAGTATAAATACTTGTAATCGGCTTTAATAGTATATAATCACTTGTAATTGGATTTTACTTTTTGGGAGAGTTATATTATATTTAAGTTAATATTATAAGAATCAAGAGATTATTATAAAACATGATACAAAAAGGTTATAAATACAGAATTTACCCAAACAGAGAACAAGAGATTTTTTTAATGAAATCTTTCGGCTGTGTGAGGTTTGTTTATAATTGGGCATTAGCCTTAAAAAATCATGAATATACTAACACTAAGAAATCATCTAATTATTATGAACTTAATAAAAAATTACCCGAATTAAAAAACCAATATGATTGGTTGACTGAAATATATTCTCAAACTATACAAGCATCTTTGAGAAATCTTGATAATGCTTTTACTCGATTTTTTAAAAAACAAGGAAAATACCCAAATTTTAAAAGTAAACATAAAAATGATTTTAGTTTTCAAATACCTCAAGGAGCTAAAATTGCAGAAAATAAATTATATATTCCGAAAGTTAAAGAAGGGATTAAGATAAAGTTAAGTAGAGATTTTGATGGAAAAATAAAAACTACTACTATATCAAAAAATCCATCAGGTCAATATTTTGTAACTTTTTTAATTGAATCAAATGAAAATATAAAAGAGCCAGAAGAATTTAATATTGATACAACTATAGGGATTGATCTCGGCATAAAAGAATTTGCTGTTATATCCGATGGTAGAAGAATTGAAAATCCAAGACATCTTAGAAAGAAATTAAAAAGATTAAAAAAGATTCAACAAAGACATTCAAGAAAACAGAAGGGAAGTAGTAATAGGAAGAACCATAGAATAAAAGTAGCAAAACAACATTTAAAAGTTAAAAATCAAAGACAAGATTTTTTACATAAACTGACTCACAAACTAACTCACGATAACCAAGTGAGTTCTATATGTATTGAAGATTTAGCAGTATCTAATATGATTAAAAATCATAAGTTAGCTCAAGCAATTTCAGATGTAGGGTGGAGAGAGTTTAGAAGGCAATTAGATTATAAATGTAAATGGTATGGAAAGAATTTAATTGTAATTTCAAGATTTGCACCTTCTTCAAAACTCTGTCCTGAGTGTGGTCAAATAAATCAAAAATTGACTTTAGCTAATAGAGAGTGGACTTGTGATTGTGGAGTTAAACACGATAGAGATTTGCTTGCTTCAAACAATATTAAAAATTTTGGAATAGAAAAGTACCGTAGGGACTACGGAAACTCAAACGCCTGTGGAGAGAATATGGTAGTTGACAGACTCGTTGAAACAGGAATCCATGCCCTTTAGGGCGTGGTAGTTCAAATGGAATAGGTAAATAATTATGATTAATTCCAAAAATATAAAGAAAAAAAAGAAACAACAGTTAATTAGATATAAATATACTATCTATAGAGATGATATTAGATTATTTTCCAAATTTATTAAATGGGATGGATTTGCATGGGGCTTAAAAACTAATTCAGGAAAAGAGCTTGGAAAAATATTAGAATCTAATTTTGGAGATTTATATGCTACTATAGAAGAATATACTCCTGGTGGAAAAGAATTAATGTGCACTCTGGATTTCTCTTGTAAAAGTAAAATTACAAATAAATTACATGGTCTTTCAGAAGATACATATGGATCAGAACAAAATATTATTTTTAATTCTACTAATATACATTGTTGGACACATTTAATTAAAAGAAGAGTAGTAGTTATGGAAAGAGATGCTAAATTAGGTTATGGTATAGTAGCTGGATTTCAAGTTTGTAAGAATTAAAAAGAAGAGATATAATTTCTTATATCTCTAAAGTATGAAGAAGGGAGTAAATAAATGAAAGCTATTGTTTTTTTAGTTGATATAGATTATATAATCCCAATAAACCAGTTACAAATCCCATTAATGCAATTAATGTAGATTCTTTTATATGTGAGTATCCTAATAATAATTGTATAAAGGATGTAACTATTAAGATCATTAATATTGTTGTCCAACAGTATACCGGCTGAAACTTATTTTTTGAAAAGAAGAATGATTTGATAATATATCTTATAGTATTCATTTTTAACTCGTTAGATCAGCTTAGTGCTTAATAGTGCTGCGGTATTAGAACCTATATTCTACTTTTAAGTTATTACAATAAAGTTTTAAAAAAATACTACTTTTATTAAAAATCCAAGCATAGCTATTAAAATAGTACATAAAGGAATACCAACTTTTAAAAGTGTTTTATTAATTGAATTATCTATTAAAGGTTGTGCTTCCTTTTGTATAAGATTAGGCAAATCTTCTTTTCTTCTGCCACAATCTTCATGTGTAACATTATGTTTTTGAGTAGTTTCTAAAACTACTAATCTACTTTTTATATCATCAAGTTTTAATGCAATACATTTATTACTTTCTTTTAATTCTCTAAAGTTTTCTTCTAAAAGTTGTAAGAACGGAGATTCGGTATTCCCCATAATATCCATATCCTTTTCAAACATAATATGCGACCTTCATTTAATATCTATTCATATACTATAGTAATATTTACTGCATTTGTTATTAATAATATACCATCTAATAATATAGAAGTGTAATCACTAAATGTAATAGTTTTTGCAGATGCATCAAATACATAATTAGTTATTAGTTTCTTCATTCCATTATCCTAAAGCTATTGCCATTGCTATTGCATAAATTTTTGTAGCATATATAGATGTATCTGGTGCAGGTCCTGTCCATCCGGTGTATCCTGTAGGTCCTGTAACCATTGAGTCTGCTCCAGTTGGACCAGTATACCCTGTGTATCCTGTATAACCTGTTGGTCCTGTTGATCCCAAGGAACCTGCAACACCATCATTTCCTGCTGGTCCCGTGGGTCCTGTTGCTCCTTTAAGACCCCTACCTCCACCTGACCCATTTACTCCGTTTTTACCATCTTTTCCAGAAGGACCGGTTGGCCCTGTGTCACCTTTATCTCCTTTAGGACCTACTATTGAGATCCCCGC